TGCGTGAAAAAGAAATTGAAATTTATTTTGACTGGGCGGTGCAGAGCATCGGCGGCAGGACTTGGAAGTTTACTTCGCCTGGACGCAAAGGTGTAGCAGATCGCATTGCGTGTTTACCCGATGGTCAGACATGGTTTGTGGAAGTCAAAACCAAGGGCGGCAGACTGTCTGCGCTCCAGAAATTATTTGAAACCGACATGATGCTGTTGCGTCAAAACTACGCATGCCTTTGGACTAAAGAACAAGTTGATGCTTTCATTGCGTCCGTATCAAGAGACAGCCGCTGACTTTCTCTACGAGCATGACCGCGCCATGATCTTGGCGCCCGTCGGTGCTGGTAAGACTGCCATCACGCTGACAGCCATGTGGGAGATGATCCGCGACGGCCACGTCAAGCGCTGGCTGGTGTTGGCGCCCAAGCGCGTCTGCACCGACGTGTGGCCAGTCGAGCGCCCCAAGTGGGGCGAGCGCCTGAGCATGGCTCTGTGCGTTGGCACGCCTGCACAGCGCTTGGCAGCGCTCAAAACCAACGCCCAAGTGGTCGTGACCAACTACGACAACTTGCAGTGGTTGGCCGAGCAAAAGCTGAACTTTGACGGGGTTGTGTTTGACGAACTCACGCGCCTTAAGAACCCGTCCGGCACACGCTTCAAAGCGTTCCTGAAAGTCGTTGACCCCATGACGACACGCTGGGGTTTGACTGGCTCGTTTACCAGCAACGGCTTAGAAGACGTCTTCGGTCAATGCAAGATCGTTGACCAGTCTTTGCTTGGCCGGTCTAAAGGCGCGTTCATGCAGCAGTACTTTGTGCTGATCAACAAGGACTTTGGCGAATGGGCGCCGCGTGTAGGCGCGCTTGAGAAGGTTATGAACGTGATTAAGCCTGCCACATTTGTCTTGGAGGCAGGTGAGTATAAGGACAAGTTGCCGCCTTTGCATACTGTCGAGGTCAAGTGCGACATGGATCTGTTGCCTTACAACAAGATGAAAAAAGACTTCGTGCTGGAAGGCGTCACGGCAGTCAACGCGGCTGTGGTCACGGGCAAGTTGCAACAACTGGCGTCTGGCTTTGTGTACGACACGACGACTGCGCCATCGGACTCGCCTGGCAAGTTCAAGGTCGAGCAGAAGCCCGTTTGGTACAGCCTGCACAAGTTTGAACGCCTTGAAGAATTATTAGACGAGAACCAGCATGCCAACACCATCATTGCCTACACCTACCAAGAAGAACTTGCCGAACTCAAGCGACGCTTTGGACACTTGCAGACCCTCGACGACGCCAACGCCATCGAGCGATGGAATGCTGGAAAGGTCAGGCTACTGGCCGTCCATCCGAAGTCAGCAGGCCACGGCCTCAACCTCCAACACGGCGGCTGTCACATGGTGTTTCTGTCATTGCCGTGGAGTCTGGAGTTGTACGAGCAGACCATTGGCCGTCTGCACCGCAGCGGGCAAAAACACGCTGTGTGGTGCTATGTGATGCTGACTAACAAAACGATTGACGAACGCATCTGGGCGGCGCTTCACGACAAGCGCGCCATCTCTGACATTGCTATGGAGGAACTTAAATGAACTGGCCATTCCCACCATTCCCAAACCCCAAGGACAAGGGCAATAAAGTGCCTAAATTCAACCCTGATAACTTTGAGGACGCCCCGCTATGATCCGCACCGACGAAGATGACGAATTTGACCGCATCGCCATGGAAAACAATCTTAAAGGTCAACCCTACTACTGGATCGCCATGGAAGTGGTAATCCACACCAAGCGCAAGTGCCCCGTATGCACGGAAGTCAAACAGCTTTTGCGGGCTAAGAACATCAACTATGTCGAGATGGACATGGAGTCTAGCCCTGACTTGCCCCACATTTTTATCAATGGCAAGCGCGTTGACGGCTTGGCCGGACTACAGGAAGCACTCAAATGAAACGCCTAGATTTATGGAAGGCCAAACTCAAGACGGCCAAAGCCGAGTTGCGTATCAGGGAGCGCAACCTTAACGCTAGCACCCGCGCCTACGCTAATTGCAAAAAAGACATCTACGAACTGGAGAAGAAAATTGAACGACACCTGGCGCAGCCTTAACAACAAATTAAGCAGTTTGAGTGAGGAAGAAGTCCTCAGACTGCTGACCGAAGAACGTGAAGGCGCCAAACGCGTCTCCATGCTTCAGCGCCTTCACCAGCGCTACAACACCTTGCGCGTTGCGCGGGAGAGACTAGAACTACTCAAAGGAGCAATACAACCATGATCAATTGGACACCCCCAGAAGGCACCAAAATAACCTATCCAAGCAAGAGCCTGCATGACCGCACGTTTAATTACCAGCGCGGCTCTGACGTGCAGGCGCTCTGGCGTGAGTATGGCTGGACACCGCCGTCTGAGAACATGCCACCACCACCGCCTGAGAAAGCCAGTGGTTTTTAACTACCTCAAGTGCGCGCCTACGCAGCCATGCGCCAAGTGCATGAACTGCAAACGGCGCGCGCCAGCCGCCCCCGTCAACGTCAAAAACAGTAAATCTAAGGCGTGTATTTACATGCCCATATCACTTCAGAAAAATGCCACGCCCCAAACCACCCGAACCCCTTAAAGGCCGCCAGATCAGACTGACAGATCGTCACATGATGATCTTCAAAGAACTTGGCGGCATTGACTGGCTGCGAAAGCAGTTAGACAAAAACGCCAAGATGCCAGCCAAGTATTACCGCCTCGAATTAGACGCACCATCAAAGAAAGAAATCAATGACTAAGGAAAACACATGAGTTATATCGTGGCATCACTGCCGCCCATGAAGTGCTTTGTAAAGCGCGAGTTTTTGTACAACGATCACAAAGGCCATAACGAATTGGAGCCTGCCATCTGGGTCAGCCTTAAAGCCTTGCGTGGCCAAGTGTTTCGCATCGAGTCGCTGTTGCCCAACTACGGCGCTCTGTACGACAAGCTGCCGATCCACGCATACGTCTGGCACAAAGACGCTGGCGATCTGCCCATTGACACCCTGCAACTGTGGGACTGCATGGGCTATCGTTTTACGATCATTGAAAAGATTGGCCTGCGTAACCTTGGCGTCAAGTTCCTTGGCAAAGACAAAGAGTGGCACTTCGGGCGCTACTTGTTTACGGTGGACTTCTGCGCCGAGGGCATGGACTTAGACACGGGCTTTACCGAGCAGGCCGAAGAACACAAGTCGTTTAATTGGATCGCGCTAGACAACGGCCAGTTTGCCTGCCAGCCCAACAACCGCTGCCTGTGGTACGACCAGAGCCTGATACCAAGCGAGACGAAGTTCCCTGACTTCCAAGCGGCGCAGCGCCTGTGGACAGTAGACGGCACACGCAAGTGGTCTGCCGGTGACGATTGGTTTTACGACATCAAGGAGAGAGCATGACCAACAGACCAGACTTTTCTACATGGAGTCAGGCTAACTTGGCCAAGTTTGCCGAAGAAGCCTACGCCAAACTGTGCGAGCAGGACGACCGCATACAGCACTTACAGTGCGACCTCAAGACCGCCATTGAGGCGTACCGCGCCGTGACTAAGCAAACGCCCTAGTACCAGCCTTGTCAATGATTAGCGCTTGTTTGCGTGGTGCGGCCTCTGGCGTATTAGGCACGCTCAAATGCGTCCAGCGGTCAAACTCACGAATGACTTGATCATAGGGTAAACCCGAAGCAATGATTGCCCTGACCACTTGGTCTGGCGTCAGTCCAGGTACCCTGATGTCCACAGCACAACCAACGCGATGCTGGCTGCTATCTTTAGAACCAACAGCGTCATTGACTTGCTTGTTTCTAAAAGCCGAGTTGACCATGATGGGCTTGCCGCCAAGCGCTTCTTTGACGTCTTCAAGGAACTCAGCCAAGCGCTGAAGGTTTGCCAGTTCTTGTTCATTGGGGGTGTTGTCCCAGCCGTTGCGCTCTGCGGTTTCTGAAGCTGTCAGTTCTTCAAGTGTGAAGTGTGGTGTCATTTTTTAATCCTGTCTGCGATCTTTTCCATGGTGCGGCCACCGAAGTAGAACGACATCACAAGCATGCCCCACTGGCCAAGCAGCTCAACATAAGCGCCGCGCGTCTCGTATTCAAAGATGGAGGCAACAGCAAAGCCAGAATAGGCCGCTAAAAGGAATATAAGCGTTATAGGGCGTATATTCTTGGACAGCCAAGAGTCACTAGCCATATCCGCTTCAACGCGTCTGGTGACGTTTTCTTGCTCTACTTCGTACAGTTTGGTTTCATTGGCCATCTTGGCCAGCTCGCCATCCTGCGCCATCTTTTGCAACTCAAGCTGCGCTTTGGCTTTGGCCTCTGGGTCAGGGATTAACTTGTCGATGAGCTTGCCGCCCACGTTCAGGAGTGCGTCTAGTCCGATCATTTCTTGTCATCCTCATTCTGCATTAGTTTGATACCACTCAGAAAGCCAATCATGCCGCCAATCAGAGTGCTAAAGGCGGGGCTAATCATCTTGAATATCTCAGCGTTGTCCACTTCCTTGGCCCACAAACCCAACATAAATGCAAAGACCATTGACAGAACAGAAATGCACAATGTGGTGCTGACCATTAGGGTCACATACAGCGTCAGTTTTTCTTTAGTGCTTGTTGTGTTTTCCATGTTGCCCTCATACAAAGATTTGGAATCGTCTGCGGTCTTCAAAGGATCCAAGTTCGATGGTGTTCTGCCTAGCCCTTTTGTCGTAAAGTTCCAGTTCCAAATCTTCAGTTTTTTTAACCTGTTTAAGACATTCCATTGCATATCTGTAATCTTCTTGAGTCTTTTCTACAGCCTTTTCAAACGCCATCTGCCTAGCGGTGTGAGTTGGCTGAACTAAGGGATACCATTTGTTTAGAGTGATCATTTCTTTTCCCTCTCAATCGCCCTCGCGTAGTAATACAAAACCTTGCTTCGTAAGTCTGCGCTATCTGCTGCGCCAGCCCACAGCGCCAAGTTATTCCAAATGCCTACCAGTTGCTCTGATCTACATGCATCGCCGTTGGTGGTCAGCCACTCAGACAAACGCTGATGGCGCTCACTCGGGTTTCCGAGCCAGCTTAGACCATAGAAGTCGGAGACGAGACATGACTCTTTGGCCGTAGCCCCTGACAGTAGCAACAGCAGTAGAAATAAAAACGGACGCATTCATTTGTCAACCTTGCTATCTAGTTTGTCGAAAATCTTGCCGAGCATGTCTTTTACATCGCGCATGTCTGCGCGGTAATCATCGCGTGTGACGTAGTTCAAAGGCATCGCCCGCACGTCAGTGTCGAGGCGCTCCAAGGAACGGTAGATGTTGTTCAGCACCCAGCCACCTAAAAACCCCGCCAGACTGACCGCGATGTTGAATAAAACTTGGGTGTCCATTATCGAGCCAATGCGTTTTGGTTTTCTTCGGGCGCCAGTGCATTTTTAACCGCTACACCAGTAGCCGCAGCAGTGCCCGGCTTCCAAGTCTGTGGTTTAGTCATCAAATTAAGCACACGATTACGTTCAGCGGCAGGCAACGTTTCTAGTAAATTGGCTGCGCCTTGCGGCGTTTTCATGGCTTGCGTTAGCTGCGCCATAGTTTTAGCGCCGACCCGCTGTTCCAATTCACTAAGTGTTTTATTACCGGCAGACGCCCAAAAGTTTAATAGTGAAGGAAAACGGAACCGTGAAGTTTCTTGTTTAAGCAATTGCGCTAATGCCGCGCTACCTTCACTTACTTGTTCTTTAATTGAAAGTTCAGTCAATCTTTTTTCAGCTTGCTTTTGCAAGACCGACATGGTGTCGTCGCTTAATTCTTTAGCAATGTTGTAATTGCCAGGGCCAAGAAACTTCTCAACAACATCTGGCGATTCATTTTGTACTAGACGAACAAACGCATCTTTATCAGTTTTCCACAAACGCGCGGCCTCACCAGTCAACTTCTTTTCTGCAATGTTACGCATGCCCTTAGCGTGCGTTGTCAGATAGTCGCGCCAGCCAGCACCGCCCGCACCTTCAATTGCGTCGTCAATAGCGGGCTTAATCTTGGCCAACACGCCTGCGGCCAGATTGCGTTGGGCGGTAGCGTCTGCGCCTGGGCGCAGTTTAGCAATAGCAGCGTTGACAGAATTCTTACGAATAGCTTCTAAAGCGTTGGCGTCAATAACACCGCCTTGGTTAGTCCACTTGGCGATGTCGTCAGCCACGTTTTTAACCGCGCCGCTGATCAGATCGTTACCAGCAAATGAGGGGTTGTCTGCGGTTGCAGAAATACGCTGGATAAGCGATGTGCTTTCCAAAGGTTTGATGCCAACAGAACGCAAGGCTTTCTCCGCGCCAGTTGCCTGAGCAACAAACTGCGCGGGGTCAATCTTAGCGCCTGAGCCAGTCAACACGGCCAAGTCATTGGCTGCACGGGCGCTTGCCTCGTCAGCAACGTACTGACCCAAGTTAGCGCGCTTGAGCGACGATTCGCGCATGGGCGTTGTGATTGTGCTTAAGTTTGCCTTAGCCAGTTCATTGGTCGCGCGCACATCCGCCGCAGTTGCGCCGCCAACTAATTCGGCTAAAGCGTTGCGTGATTCACGTTCGCCTAACAGCCGCGCTTTACGAACAAACTGTGGATCTTTTTCTAATGCGTTTTTAATCAGCGCTTGCCATGCTGGGTTTTCAATTTTTGCGGTTAACTCAGCAACACTGACGTTATCAGGTGCATTTCGCAAAGCATTGATGACGTTAGGTAAATCATCACCTAATGCTTTTTGAGCAATAGCCGCTGCTTTTTGTTTAGGAATCTGGCGCAAGTCTGCGACTTTACCGGCTACATACCCTACTGCTGGGCCAATAAGACGGCCACCAGCTTCGTATGTAGCGCCTTCAAGCACGTTACGAACTGGCTCAACTACTTGCGCTGCGCCTTGGCGTGGGGCTTTACCGCCGATATAAATGTCGGCTAAGTTAAGCGCTTCTTTGGCCATGCCGTAGCCAAGGCCTGCACCACCTACTGCACCTGTCGCTGTACCGACGCCGGGCAAAACTAATGTCCCCGCACCAGCACCCAACAAACCGCCGCCTGCCGTGCCCAGCATCTCAACTGTAGGCGTGATGAATTCACGAACGCGTTCGTATGTTGTAGGCGGCTTGCGTTGAGCAGGGATGCCTGTATCGCTACTAAGTTTAGGTACGGCGACGGCTACGCCAAATCGTTGGCGTATAGCGTTTTGCGTCTCTGCGTTTGCGCTAGTAAAGTTTGTGTCCTGAGCAGAAAATTTGTCAAAAATTGCCTGCTTAGTAGCTTCGTTGGCGTTGACGTAGTTTGGGTCTGTAAGGATAGAAGACAAATTTGCCATGTCGAACCTTTACTTTAACAAAGGATTTGACGTATCCACGCCGCCACCGCCCACGCCTTCAGCAGCCATGTCAGATGTTACAAATTGACCTTGACGTTCTTTCATCAAACGAAGAACAGTTTTACCTGCTTCTTTTCTGATTGCTGTTGGCAATGTAGGATCTGCTAATTGACCAGCGGCTTCTTTGTAAGATTGAGTGTCTTTATTTGATTGCGGGCCTTCAAATCGAGGAACCATTTTTAGCACTAAATCTGCAACTGGTGCAATCTTTCCAATGGCAATTGCACCTTTTGTTGCTTGGCCAAAAAGTCCTGCGCCGATGTCAACGCCTCGACCTATGCCGCTACCAGTAGATTGGTCAATCAAACCACCATCTTTTGTGATGTCACTTAGTTGTGTAATCGCAAAGTTAAGGTCTTTACCCATTTGCACTTTTTGCGCCGCAGTCTTTTCTGCAAACGCTGACGGCTTACCTTTAACGGGAGCGCCGCCCTCGCCAGTAACCGGCATTGCAACAGGCACGGCGCCTGAAGTAAGCCGTGACGGTAACGCAATAATGTTACCTTGCGCGTCTTGTTGATAAGTGACGCCCTGCGCTTCTTGAGCCAGTTTCTGTCGCGCTACGTTAAGTTGACCTTGGCTAGTTATATCGGCAAATGTTGGCGTTTTGGATATAGCCCCACCAGCAATTGGCAAACCATAACCTGGCAATGCGGGGTTGTCTTGGATAGTTTGGATTACACCACCAATATCCCTATCGCGTGTCTTTGGTAACATAAACCCAAGTTTGTCTTTGGCGTCCAAAATGCCCATGACTTTTTGAACTCTGTATTGTTGGTACTGTTCAGGCGTCATGTTTTGAAGTTGCTGAATTTCGGCAGTAGCCGATTTCATATCAAACACGCCATTCTTGGCACCTTTAGTCAATTCAGATATTGCTGCTTGTGGGGTTGAAGCTGATCCGACTGCGTTCCAAGCAAACTTCAATTTTTTGTCTTGCAAGTCAAATTGATTTTTTTCAATTTCACCTTGAGTTTTTTTGGCAGCAAGCGCAGCAGCTTCAATTTCGCGGCGTGTTTTTTCAATGCCTGGAATTTGTGACCCGCCACCGCCTTTTGCCAAAAGACCAGTCAATTTGTTGTAATTGATTGTGCCGGTATCAGGGTCAATAGATTGACTATAAGCATCAGCTAACGCATTTTGCGTTGCTTCGGCGCGTTGAGCAGCGCCAAGTTGATACTGAGCCAATTGATTTTGATTTTGTGCGCTTTGAAGCGCCGCAACTTGACCATATTGAGCCAACGGGTTGGCTATTTCAAGTGGTCTAACGCCAAGAGAAATGCTTGGATTGAGCGCCATAATCAAATTCCTCCAGGTGGTTGAACAACCATATATGATGGCACGTTAGAATAACCACCAGTATTTACCATTTGCATAGCTTGATTTCTTTGCAAAGCGTTAAGCAACGCATTGCCTTGGGTATAGTTTAGGTAAGTACCTAAGCCACCAGTTAAAGCGTTAGCCGCGCCAACTTGGCCAGCCGCTTGAGCTGCGCCAGCACCAGTTATTAAATTACCCACATTTGTGCCGTATGTACCTAATGCACCACCAGCGCTAGTTGCGTAGTTCTGACCAGCTTGGCCAACTAAATTAGTGGCAGTTTGACCGATACCAGACAACGCTGCTTGACGGTTGTACAACTGGTTCTCACGCGCCACATCAGTGTTGTAGCCAGTTAAAGCACGGTTGTATGCGTTGCCAAACTCTTGTGAACCCATCTCTTGACCGTAGCGTTGCGCGGCTCTTAAAGCGCCACCAGAGATTAACCCGCCACGGGCAGCTGCTTGGCGATCAAGCGCTTTCTGGCCTTCTGCCAAACGAAATGCGTAGCCTGGGTCAGCTTGATAATCGCTTGCGCCAAACTTAAACGCGCCAGGCACGTTGCCAGCCGTGCGTTGCATTTCAGCTAATGCGTTATAGCCAGCCGTGCGATAAGGCGCTTGGTCTTCGCGGGTTTTCTCAAACATTTCGCGTTGCAACGCGACTTGTTGATCAGCAACTTGCTTTTGCACATCAGAGGCTTGAGCCGCTGCACTAGCTTGTGTTTTAGCCGCGCTTCTAGATGTACTTGCGCCGACTACAGCTGAACCTACTATTGCTGTTGCTACCCATGTCATGGCTTTTCCCCTTGTTCCGCAAGTTTAAGCGGTGTGTTAGTTGAAGAAATTAACCCCATATCATCATAAGTTGGGGAAATTACCTCTTGCTCAATTTTATCTAAATCAGACTCGTTTTCAAACTTTGTTAGATGGACTGTTGTCCAAATAGTATCTTCTTCAGCGTATACAGCGCGTTTTAACCCAACTTCAGAGATAAAAGTGCATGGCGCTACCAAATGCTTGTCGCCAAACTCAGTAAATACTTTGACTCGGCCCTTGGAAATAAAGTTCAAATGCGGATGTTTATGAATCTTGCCAATAACAAATGAACCCTTTGGCAGAAAGATTTCTCTAGCGTATGTGCTGCACCCATACTTTTCGTCTTTGGGTGTGAAGTAGTGTTTTAAAGTGCAGTCTTCCAACGCAGATTGAGCGACACCGCTGTCAATCATTTGTTGCATTTCTTGTTGGGCTGCAAGCACAGTTTCACGAAAACGCACCTTGACTGGCGCGTTTGGCACAACGTCAAAACCCTTGCCGTAGGTTACACGCATTAGGTCACCTCACGTCCAGAAACGCGAATGTTGATTGCGCTGGCTGTGCCTGCAATTGTACTGATAAAGTCGCCCGCGCCAAGGACTTGGCCAACCAGTTCAGGGAACGTGTAGACCTCAGACGCTTGCAAGGTCTTGGTCTTGGTGATCAAGTTGGTGTTACCCGCAGAACCAGCAACAGTAACCAAGTTCACGCTGATCGTGGCGGCAGACGCGCTGATGTTAGTCGCTGTGAACTTGTCAATGATGGCTGTAACGCCAGTCGCTGTGTACTGGGTTGTTTGGGCGTTTTCGGCAAATTTAGCCGGTACGAGGACTTTGACGGTGACTGTCATGGTTTACTCCAATAAGAGGCAATTGTTAGCGGCTTGTTGCATGATGACCCAATTAGTGCCGTCAGACACCATTGTCGCCCAATTTCCTACAACTGCCAAGAGGATTGCTGTGCCAGCGACTGTGCCGTCAATCAACACAACATTGCTAGATGCAGACACCAAGGTCTGAGCCTGCAAATTCTTAAAAGTAAGTTCTCGGCCCGTCCATGCGCTTGCCGTGGGCAGAGTTACCGTACAAGTCGAACCTGACTTATTGTTAATAATCCAAGTCTCATTGTCAGCTACTGTAAAGTCAGCGGTCTTGGTGACTGGCGCTGACGATGCGGCGTTAATGGCGGCAGTAATAGCTGCGGTGTCAACAATGGGTTGCACTTGCAACGCCTCGATCTGCTTTTGCATCTCGGCCACTTGGGACTCTAAGGCAGAGCAGCAGTCAGTTAATACGTCAGGAACTGGTAAGGTGACTACTGGCGGTAGGGTCTGCAACTCCTGATTGACCGAGAGCAAAGCCGCATCGTAAGACGCAAGCAAGGATTCTACGTTCTGGCCAATGTCGCCATCGTCCACAATCGTGGCCGCATCTAAAAGCGACAGAAAAAACAAATACCAAGCGCGGTCAATCAGACCCGTGCGTGGGTCAATCAACGGCACTCGGGGTGGCGTGATCGGCGTTGGCGTAGCGTTAGGGCTAGGCATTCGTTGGACTCAGAATTAGTTCTGCGCCCATGATTGCAATTTTCACAGGGTCAGTGCCAGACACTTCATAAACACGGTCACGCAACTTGGTGGTCATGCCCAGACGCCGCCAAATGACGCGCTTGTAATACTGGCCAATCTTGCCCATAGATGTCCAATGCTCGTTTGACCATGTGTGGCCACCGTCATCTGAGAAGCGCAACATAACTTGAGGGTCGCTGCCTTGAGTAAGGGGCGTTGTGTCATCGCTAATTAAATAATCGCCGCTTTCGGTAATTAAATAATCATTATTTTCAGTTAGCAGATATATGGTTTCGGCAATCATTGAGCCAGTTAAACCCACACCAGACTCGCAGTCCAGTTGCAACATGTGCTGGGTTGTGCGCTTGAGGGTGTTAGTGCCCGTAGGCAATGCACGCCATGAACGCAACCATTTCTGGATGCTGCCGTTGTCCGAATAGTCGTCTAAGTCAAAGGCGTAAATGTTGCCGTTCTCAAAGTCGCCAATGACAATTTTGTTGTTAAACGCCATCTGACAGTTGCCACGGTGACGGGTAAACGCGCCATTGTTAAATCCTGCACGCTCATGCCAGGCTTGCGTTGCCGCATCATAAACCCAAGTCGTGTTAGCACTAGGGAAAACCAGTACATAAAAGCTGTGACCGTCTTGTTGGTATGTATAGCCAATCGCGTCCGACATGTCGGCATACTGTTGGATCTGCCACTCAACAGCGTGGGTTGAGATGCGTTGGCCGGTGTAGCCGTTGGCGCGGTAGACAATGCCCTGACCACGGCGGTCACGGCCAAGCCAGAACAAGCCGTTGTCCATTTTGGCAACCGAGTAAGGGGCAGCGCAGCCCAACTCGTTAAACGCGCCTTGGATGCGTTGCAAGGGGAAGTCAGTCGCGCCAGTGTCGTACCAGACTTCAATTGAGTTTGTGCCAAACGCCCAAACTTCACGAAAGTTAGACACCACGGCTACCAAGCCGTCAGGAGAACCTTCAGTGCTTGCAAAGTCGAGTGGGTCGATAGATGTGCCGTCTAGCAGTTGCGTGATCCACAGCAACTGGCTGTTGGGTTGGTTGAACACAAAGTAGCCGTCTAGATAGGCCACAGTTACAGCGCCTGGGAAATCTGGGTCAATTATCTGGCCAAAGGCGTTTGTCGTGTTGTTGTAAATGTAGCTAGGGCCATTGGCCGCAATAAACAATTGCGTGCCATTGTCGGCCATGCTGACTGTGCCAGTGCCTGACACATTGCCGATCAGTGTGGCTACATAAGCGGTGGTGATCTTGTACAGCTCTGTGCCAGAAACAACAAAAGCTGTGCTGTCGCTAGATGAGAACGCCCACAAACCACGGATCGGGCCGTTGCCAATAGTGTTGAGTAACTTTAGCCCAGGGGCGCGGCTCAAGAACGCAGGCTCTTTACCGGCTTCTGGGACGATCTCTGGAAACAGATTGACCATCCGAGCGTCTGCCGCATTGACAGACCGCGCTACATAAGTAGAGCCAAGAATCGGCGTCTTCATTAGTAGTTACCGGCATAAATGTTGAAACGCTGGCGGTTGGCCACCAATGCGTAAGGCAGTGCCATCACATCATCAGGGTTGTTGATGCGTTTGAGGTCACGCTTAGAAGTCATCGCAATGCGCTGCACTTGTGGGCTTGGCTCAACGCCAAACTCAGGGGCAAACTCCATGGCCAAGTTGTATGTAAACGCACGCAGATAGCCAGGCGGGTAGTACAGCACCGTGGATAGCGTGGCGGGGCGATTTAGTTCTTCAACCGATACAAAGTGAAATTCTAAGTCTTGCGTTGGCCTTGGATAGAGATATATCTCAATATCGGGGAACGTCATGTTTACCCACATAACTTGTGGGTAGGTGGACGTTACGGTCTTAACAGCAATACCGTTGTACTGCTGTTGGTTAATCATCTTGATGCCGTAAGACACGCCGTTGTTTGCTTTAAAGTACGTAGCGTCATCAAGCAAAATAGGGCGAAGGCCAACAAAGTCACCAGTTGGGCCAAGGGTGCGGCTAATTAAGCCTGCGGGCCATGTGAAGATTTGATCTTGTGTGCAAAACACGGCTAAACGCTCTGTGTTCCACGAATCAATCATTTGATTGAACGCCATCAAGGCGTCTTGTGACGTAGCCGCAGAGGGCGTCTCACCTTCAGCAAGCACACCGAGAAGTCTAAGCGCCCGTTCGATTTGTTGGCCAGCGGTGTACGTTGTCATTTTTAAACCTCAGCAGTGGTTTTTCTACGGCGTTTAACTTCCAGCACGTTCACAGGAGCCGCTTCAGTTTCAGAAGGCGTGTCTGGATTATAACGAGTCCAGCCATTTCTTTCATCCATTTCAACCTCAGACTCCATTGTTGCAATCTTTGCGCCGTGGATGGGGTGTGTCAATGTAATGTTCATAATTTAAGAATGGGGGTGATTAGCCCCCATTTGGTTTACAGAACGTGGATAACTGCAAAGTTGATTACAAAAGCTTCAGACAGCGAACCGCCCGAAAGGTTGCGAATTGTGATTACGCAACTTCCTGTGGTTTTGCTAGAAATCCAGCAGTTGTAAGCACCAGCGGTAGCGCCAGAAGACACGCTTAAAATAATAACGTCTTTTGCGCTGATTGTGCTGTTGTTCAAAGTGAACGAAACATTTGTAATGTTTGCCAAAGAGGCGCCGTTTAGTGTGATCTGACCAGCAGACTTGTTCAGCGTGACCGCTGTGGACTTGTCTGTCAATTGAGTCACTGTGCCGCTTGCTTCTGCGGTATAGCCCAACTCGCCACCAGCCAGTACAAAGTTAGACCCAATGATGTCTTGGTCTTCAAAAGCAACACCAATTGGTTTGGTATTAGAGGTCATAATTGTTCCTTTAAAAATGAGGGCCGAAGCCCCCATTGTTTACTTCAAGAAGGCCGAGTAGGCAGCGTCACCGGTACGCACAAAACGGTATGTATGTGCGCCGAAACGTGGAACAGTCACAGAACCGAAGATCGTGATACCAGTGCCTGTGGTGACAGGAACGGTAGACGATGCGCCAGTGTTGTTGTTGTTGCAGATTGTCAACTCGAAAGCAGAGCCAACTTTTGCGCTAGGAACGGCTGCATCGAGCAACGCTGCTGTGGGCAGAGTCACGGTCAATGTAGCATCGCTGCCTTTGTTGCAAACAACCAAACCAACAACCACTTGATCAGC